AGGGTCGTAAAGATATTTTGCAAACTTATCAAAAGCATCTTTTGGATCTATCGCCTTTCTGTCATATACCTGTCTTGAAAATCCAGTAATTTTTGCCGCACCATCAGAAACCTTGAGATCATCCCATTTAATATAAATGTCAAACTTTTCAAGCGTAAATCCTCCTTGTGTAACTATCCAAGCCATCTGCCAAGGCTTGGAAGAAACAAGATTAAGACCTTCTGTCTCGCAGTCAAAAACTATATATTTTTGTGTTTTGTTAAACCTGAGTAGATCGTTTTTCATTTATTTTTTTCTAGAAAGCTCTCGAAACAAAACTCATTGCTGCCAAAATGGTTTAGATTAGGGCTGGAAAGTGATGATGTTTTTCCAAAGGTGCGATTGCACAATATCTTATAAGTCTGTAAACTCTCGTAATCTTTTTTGTTTTTGTAAAAGATGGACTTGCCTAAGAAACTTTTATAATTTTTGTTGCCGCTTGTTAATTTAGTTACGCAATCCTTGACGATATGATCGAATGGCAATCCATTTTCTTCTATCAAGAATGACGGGGTTATTTTAGAAAAATCTGGTACGCAATTAGATAAAGTTATATTATTATTAAATATAAAAGAATCATAAAAAGGTATAACCAATTCTAAGTCTTCTGTCCAGATTGAATTTAAGTAATCAAAATCAACCCTACCATTACAGTTTATGGAGGCATGAGAAGATATTTTATTTAGAAGCCGACATCCTTCGTCGTTTTTTGAGAAGATTATGATCTTATGATTTGATGTTGTTGACTCATCCAAGTGAGTATTGCAACAGGAAATTCTAAGACCGAAAATCAATTTGATATCGTTTTCTTCGCAAGCTTTATGGGCTTTAATAAAGCCAGTCATAGTATCTTCAACTAATACCAATGTATCAATGGCATTATCTAAACACATAGAAATGATGCTATCGGGTCCATCATCTGATACTGCCCCATCAAGGGTAAGTATAGATTTTCCGATACTGAAGGATGATTTGAATATTGGTATCACTAATACAGTGTACCTTGGGAATAAATATTTGTCAAGATTTAATAAACCTTGGGCAACCTTCATAAAATTTCATTTCATATGATCCGTCATCTGGAATTAATTTTTCATTAAAATCGTTTTCTCTTAAAGAGAAAATGATATTTTTATCCTTGTCGAAAATGTGATAATAATAAAAAGAAAATTTAAATGCACAGTGCCACATTAAAGTTCCATCTTTTTTGAGATGACCTTCGTGATCTGCCCTGCCACAAACAAGCTTACCTGAAAACCCATCTTCTTTCGATGGATAACCTTTATCAAATGCAAAATCACTTTTTGCTTTATCTTCTGTGAAATTATTAATTATTTTTTGTATCTCAGTCAAAAAATATTCAAATCCCTTTAACTCTTCATCTTCAACTTGCCCCAAAGATAAAAGACCTTTATTTCTACAATCAAATTTTAAAAATAAAAATTCGGAATTTCTTTTGAGGTACTCTGGGTAAAGATGCTTTACTGCCAATGAATACATTAAATCCTGCATATTATCTTCGGCCTCCTTACCTTGAAATATTTGTTTAGAAGTTTTGAAGTCTCTAATCAAAGCTCGATTTTCTTTTTTAAACAAAAAAAGTTTATCTATAAAACCAAGTATTCTATAATTAATTCCGCCTTCATCCACATTCAAATCAAAGTTTTTTTCACTTATGCATTCAGTAGGTTTTACTTTTTCATCTCCAAAAAAATCATAATTTAAACCTTCGATAGTCATTGAGTTGATTAAATCGAGATTTACCTGATCGTCTATTTTATTCTTTTTGGCATAAGATAAAACAATTCTTTTGATGGTCTTGCTTACGTTTATATCCTGAGCTTTTATAATGCTATCATAGTGATGGCGATGTCTTGGGTTGCCAAGATTTTCAAATATAGCATGACAAATAGAACCTCTCAGACTACCCTCGTTGGATTTATCGGGCAATTTTAATTTGTATTTTGCATAATACAGCCAACTGCAAGTTTGCAGGGTTTTGATTCTTGACGCTGACAAAGGAACATTTTCCTGCTTGTCTTTTTTTATTACTTCTTGCATATTTTATAAAACTTTGCTAGCTCTTTTGCATCAAAGAAAGTTGAATTGTCCTTTGTGAATTTTACTATGGCATCAATCTGCTTTTCTTTATTGATAACTTTACAATGCCAAGATTTTAAATCGTAATGAGCTTTGTGAGCATCGCTAAAATCATTATAAGGCTTTGGGGGGAGTTTGATAGATATTTTATCTAGATCAAAAAATTTACTTAGGCTTATGAATATTTTAATTGATGATATCAAACCCCTATTGTTTTCCAAGTTAAAATCATTATTGTTTGAAATGATAATATTATCAATCTCTTTGCCGCTCAAATAAGAAATTATACTTGGGCTTAACCCCAATCCAAAAGTAACGATTGAGTTCTTGATGCCAGCGTCGAATAAAGCCATGCAATCTCCAATACTCTCCAAGAGAAAAACCTCTTTAGATTTGGTTATAATAGAATCAACGTTTTCGTGTGATGGTACATAAGATGGGTATATCCAGCTTTTCTTTTTACCAATATGTTTCCATTTTGGGAAATCATTTTCATCGTCAACTTTTCTACCAGAAAATCCAACAATCTGAGCGTTTTCGTCATAAATAGGAAACACCATTCTCCTATACATCTGACCAACACCAGCAAGACCAACTTTAAAAAACTTTTGAGTATCTTCTGAGATACCCTTGTCTTTGTAGAAATTGTAATTCGGGAAGAGTCTCTCCAAAGACGAGCTTGGGTATATTTTTTCCATTTCAATTAATTCTTTTTTTTCGTAAACCTGAAAAGTTTTATTTTTTAATTTTTCAAGAGTCTGATTTAATAATGAGCCATCATTCTTTAACGTGAGTTTGATCAAAGCCTCAAGAGGTTTTGATCCTTTGTTTTCTATATAGTCGTTCCATACTCCCGTATCTTTATATATTTGAACCGCAGTCCTGTTGTCTCCATTTCTATATAATGCGCTAGTTCTCCAATGATTGCCACAGTCCACAAGCTTATAGCCTATAGATTCTAAAACGTCTTTTATTTGATTAGAGTCCTGCAAAATTAGGTGTATCTTCGTGATTGTCTAATGACTCTAAATCCTCATGAGCATCAAAACCCCTAGCTATATCTCTCAAGTCTCCACATTCTTTAATGTTAAAATTGGCGAATTCAAAATTTATAAAGTTATTTCTTAATGAATCGCCAATTAGTACTGGTTCAATAGCTCCAACTATATCTTTACCTAAGTGCCTTGCCTTGACATTGATGAACTTATGAGTTCCAAATCTTTCTCCTTCTGTTTGTATTTCATCCGCAGTTTTCTTTCTTAGGATAAACATGTGAGAACAAAAATGAATAATTCTATCGGATAAAGAAACGACACTTTCGTCATCTATAACATTTGCTGATAATCTATTGTTTGTGATGCCGCTTCTATTTGATTGAACAGAAGTTATCATTGGTATCACAGGATTGCCGTCTTCAAGGATTTCTTTTTGAATACACTTTTTAAATTTGTCAACCATTTCTCCAACTGTCTGCCATTCGCTTTTACCAGCAGAAGATTCAGAAGTTGTTTTAATGTAATCAAAAGAAAAAATCATCTGGTTGCCTCTTCCGACTTTGGAATAATAAAAACGCTTTAATGTATCAACCATCGAGTCAACGTCCATGCCGCCAACATTGTAATAGTAAAATTGAAGGTTTTTAATCTTATCCCAGACCGATCTAACTCTATCTACAATATCTTGACCAGCCTTTCTCCAATTCCCGCTCTCAATAAGATGCATTGGAACTCCAGACAAAGAAGCGCACTGCCTCATTACTAGCTCTTCCTTGCTCATTTCTCCATTATCAAAGTGTAGTACTGGAACATTGTATTTGGCGCTAACCTTGGTAGCGTAGTGCATACAAAATTGGGTCTTCCCAACACCAGAACGAGCAACAACAACTGTAATATTTCCTGGCCTAAGCAGAGATCCATATATATCATTTAGCTTTTCATGTGGACCCATCATTCCAAACTCAGTAATTGGGTTATTGCCTCGATGCTCAATGATATCTTCCATATCAGAGTAGATATTTTCTGGAATATCTTTCCCCATTTCGTATAGATTTATTTTTGAATTGTAGATACCATCAGCGCATTCAATAATTTGTTGATACGAAGACTCTGGAGAAATAGACTTCATTGCTTTAGCCATCTCTTGAGAAGAATTAAATATTCCTCTTCTGATAGAAAATTTCTTTAATTCTTTTGCGGTTTTTAATAAGTTACCAGAAGGCACTTTTCGCATGGCTAGCGATTTAATATAATCAGAAGGATTAACATTATCTTCAAATGAAAGACCTATAGAGTTAATCCTTTGAGCTATAATAATCTCGTCTACTTCATCTCCAGCGACTACAGCTTGTTTTATGATAGTAAAGATAGCACTATGAAGATTGCTCTGATCTGAATAAAAATCAGAAGCATCAATAAAATTTGATATCTGAGAAAAATCTTGCGACTGTTTAATTAAACCAGCTAAAAATTGCTTTTCTATTTCGAAATTATAAATCATTTTTTTATCCTATCAGAATGTTATTCATTTATTATTTCTGTTGTATTTTCTCCCTTGATTAAGAAATCGCTGACGGCTTTTTTCAAGCCCAGTTCAGTTATGACTGAATCGAATCTAGAATAAATAATAGGACAACCCTTCTCGCTTATGCAAGCAATAATGAGAGCTTTGTATTTATCAGAATCACCACTCAACTCATAAAGTTTATTAACCAGACTTTCTGGTATGTTAAACTCAGGTTGTTCATCCATTTCAAATTCTTCCATATTATAAATATATTCCTTTTTCTTCAAAAAACTCTAAACATAAAACATCTTCGGGGTAAATCTCTAGAAGCGTTAAAGAATTCTTTTGACAGAAATCAAACTTCTTTTGATCCCTCTTTAATTGTTCTAAGAACTTTAACCTATTACCATGAAAAAACTTTACGAATTTTACATGTTGCGCTCCCTGAGCTTCAATTATTATTTTTTTATTGGCGTTGTAAAAGTCAAAACTTAATCTAGTACCCACCAATCTAAACTCTTCAAATACAATATCACTCTTCCAAAAAGTATGCAAGTATTTTTTAACTCTAGATTGAAAAATACTTCTGCTAGGCTTCCCCCAGTTTATTAAATATTTTTTAGGGTTTTTTAAATTAAGCTGACGATCATTCAAGCCTATAAATTTCATATTGTTTTCTTACATATAGCAGATTTAAAGTAGTTAGTTAAAAACTCGCACAAATTATTGTCTTCTTCAATTATCTTAAATAAATTATTCTCTCCATGAATTTTATCTGGCAAAGTATAACCGTTTTCTAAAAGCATTTCTCTAAATTCATCTACAGGCTTAATCCAAGCCGCATGTTTCTCAACAAATTCCCAAGCGTAAAGAAGATCCACAATCTCTTTCTGAATCCAAATAGATGTACCGTTTGTTCTGCCATACCTAATTGGATAATTGATGGTCATATTTGTTTTTTCATTAGGCGACTTTTTAATTGTCGCTTTGGCGAAATGACCAATTACTGGATTTTTTAAATTGATTGTTTTGATTGCCGAATCTTGAAGAATCAAATCGCCCTTGTATCTTGGTTCAAACTCAATAATATAATTCGCAAAATGCAAGAGAGCATTTCCCCCAGTTGCTGTCGTTTGTCTTATTGGGGCTTTTGAGTATGGGTCAAGCTTGATGTCTGCGCGAACTTGACTAATGAAAATAGCCATGTGGCCTCTTTTGGCTAAAGCTATCGAAAGCCTCTTCATAAAATTTGCTGCAATGACCGCTCCGCCAGCAACTTTATTACTGTCTTCAAAGGATTTACCCAAGTCGCCCTTGGTTATTAACCCGTCAACAGAATCAAGAAGGAAACAATATTTTGTTTTATCTTCATTTTTCGCCACCAGTTCTCTCATAATATCAACAACAGTTTCATAGATATTACTCTCAAAGACAAAACATGTTCCGACTACCCATTCTTCAGCGTTGAAGACAAATTTAACACCAGATCTCTCTCTCATTTCTGGCGAGAGCCTCCCTTCCGCTTTAATATAAAAGCCTTTAGCGTTGTCCAAAGTGAGCAAAAAGTTTTTCATTACCTCCAGTGATTCTGAAGTTTTTCCACCTTCGTTCATACCTACAAATCTATGAAGACCTGGCCCAAAACCTCCATTCAATTGGAGGTCAAATTGTAATGAACCGCTGGAAACTTTATAAGTCACCTCGTCTTCAAAATTGTAGTGATCTGATTTGTTTGCTTTTAGAAAAGATCCAAGTACTCCTTGAGATGTAACTGTTTCTTTTAGTGGTTTTTCTTCTTTAGACTTAATCATTTAAAAATTGTTTTGTTGTTTTCTTCTTTTTATTTACCTCTGTGTCTA